TGCGTAGCCAGTGTGTCTTGCGTAGCCAGTGTGTCTTGCGTAGCCAGTGTGTCTTGCGTAGCCAGTGTGTCTTGCGTAGCCAGTGTGTCTTGCGTACAGGGGCACGGGGGTAATCGCGACTTTGCTTTTAGTCAGACGACCTTTTATATTTTAGTAATATTTTCCTAGAGTAACCCAAAGAACACCAAACGTTTCCACAGGGAATCCAATCCTACCTAAGATTCTACACTATACACGTAGGGTAAACCGATAAGAAATTCTGTAGGTAGCCAATCGTATTACCTACAGATTCCATATTGATAACCCATGTTCTACTGTATGATTTATGCAGCAACAGCTTTCTTGAAACCTCTAGCTCTTAGAGCAGCCTTACTCTGTTCCGATAACTGTTTCTTAGGGAACACTCCAAGAGTCTTCTTGTTACACTGTAGAAACGACTCCAGAGACTCAACTTCACTAAGAGGTAGGGTAGCATAGGCTTCACCAGATAGCTCTCTCCAAGTCATCTGTAGCGTGCATAAATCTCGGAGAATCCCTATCATTGTTCCTGAGAGTGGCTCAGCATAGCTATCATCTCTTATCCAGGAATCCCAATTGGCAAACCAGAGGTCAAACTGATTGTCCACTATAGTTATGCAGACTCTCTTTCCGATGATTGCAGGTTCACCTTCAGGTGTCCAGCTGTAGTGTCTTCCGGATAAATTAGGGAGGACTTGATGTATGTTAGTTGTCATGACTATTTTCCTTGTACGATGCTGCTAATTGTACGAATAAATATTACCTGTAGGGTAGGGTTACTATAGGATTTTATATGCGATTATATGCATCCTATAGTGTGTTTCTTAACGTTCCACGGGCACGTCTGGCAGTACGACACCAAGAGCACCGGCAGTAAACTTAGCGATCACCAATACACTCATTGCTGAGGCTTGATCTTTGAACCACAAAAAGCCTAGAGCTACGATAGAGCCGATGACCAGAACAAAGCCACGCTTAGTGCTGGATTCAGAGAAATTTATCTTGAACATATTATTTTCCTATATAGATTGATTTAGTGAAGAGGTCGATCTCATAATTTCTACGATTGATTAGACCAGCTAATCGACGACCACCTGCTCGAACCCACTTAGCGAGTTCTTTAGGTATTGCTGATAGTTCTTTCTGAGAGAGTCTCACGTAGAGAGTAGACTTGTTTGCAGCTCCGATACCAACATTGAACATCCACATGATGATGGCATCAAACTGATGCTGAGCTAAACAGATGTTATGCAATCTCAGGAAACTGTTGAGACTATCCTCGAACTCACTGACATCTTCCTCTAACAGGTCGATAACTTGCTGATCTGATAGTCCTCTCCTATAGTTGACTAACCGTCCACTGATAGAGATAAAACCAGATACTCGCTCACCTGTAGACAAGAGATGACCTACACCGATGGTAGGTAAACCAACAGAATCGAGGTATAGGTTTGGTCGGCTACCCTCTAGGATAGTCAACATTTGTAATCCTTGTTCGGATAATTTCATAATTATTCCTGGTAGTTATGTAGTGTAAAGTCGACTTTACGCAAGTAGCTCAGTAGGTATGTAGTGTAAACTCTAGTTTCCGCAAGAAGCTCTGTAGGTTTCTCAACCTGACCTGGAGTTCACCGTCATGCTGGATCACAGTCATGGTATAGTCAGCTAGGTCTTTTGGATTTCTAGCCGAATCTCCAGGTTCAGGGAGTGGATCCACAGGACTCATGTAGTCACTAGGGATGTCCACCGTTGGAACTACGCACGGATTCTCTGAGCACCCTGATAGTATCAATAGGTAACTCACAGCCATCGCTACGATAATTAGCTGTCGTAGCTCTGAGGTTATCTCTATGATTACTCTGAGTTTTCCTGAGTAATAGGGTGTGTTTCTTTTGTTCATCAAGTAGTTTCCTGGAGGTTAGTTGCAGGTCTTTCTGTAGGGATTCCCTCGCAGTTGTCTGTTGGAGTTTATATTGGGTTAGTTCTGCGTTAGCAAAGGTGTACCCAATTTTTATACCAACAGTTACTGCGAGAATAGCAGGGAGTAGATACGATAGGATTGTAGGGATCATAGGCATAGCGTCACCAGTTAGTTGATCTTGTAGTGTTCTTTGAGTGTTTCTTAGGAGCGAATATACCATTATGAAACCTGGATAGTCTCTCCTCGAGAGCCTTCTGCCTGTCCTCACTAGCAGCTACAGCATTATCTCTAGCCATAGCTTCTACCCAGTAGGCGACAGCCATGGATAACACGTCAATAGCATCGTCATGACCTAGAGATCCACGATCGGGTGTTAGGCGAGTCATCTGATAGAATAAGCTATAGCTGACATCTCTATCGCTCTTGTAGTCTCTCAGAATCAATTCTCTGTCAACCACTAGCCTATGCTGGTTCATGATAGGTTCCAGAGTCTCAATGATCCTACGTTCCTTTTGGACACTATGATGCACTAGCTCAATAGTAGTAGGATGACCGACACGTACTAGCACAGGTTTCAAGAGCTGAGCAAACATACCAATACCTAAGTTTGACTCGACAACTATCTCATTGACTTGATGCTTCTTAGCCATGTTAGCAAGTAACAATAGTGTCTCATCAGAGAAACCTCCAGGTAAGCCCCCAGCGTCTACCACGTATAGAATACCGTTGAGTATCTTTACGATTGCATAACCAGTGTCATCTGTACCAGCACCCGCAGGGTCAATAGCCATGACACATCCGGTAAACTCCGCGTAGTCCGGTGAGATAAACATAGGGGAATACCAATGGTCACCGTTGAGTCCTACAGCTGGTAGTTCGTGGAGTCTGTTGTTCTCTCCACGTCCCCACACGAGTTCTAGGGGTGCTTTGGTTCCAGAGCAATCCAGTACCATAAGATCAGCCAGCTTGAGAGGTCTACGGTCACCGTCAGATAATCGAGGGTTCAACATGAACTGTAGAGCGAACCCTGACCTACCATAGGAGGCTTCCCGCTTTATGAGTTCCTCATCGTTAAATCTAGCAGGATCTACAGGAGTTCCTGGAGGGACATATAGGTTAGTTACGAAGGGAGCGAGGTTACCTCCGTATACTGTCTCATCCTTAGGCTTACGAACAGGCCAGATCCGAGTGATAAACCCCCTGTCATTCAAGAGGTTATAGATAGAGTTCTCTGACTGCGGAGTCCCAAGGTAGACAATCTTACTGTCTGGTTTAGGAGTCAGGATAGCATCATACTCTTTGATAGCCTCACCTAGACGTTCACGCATAGTCTGTGTTAGAGAGTTCTTAATACTCTCCACGTCATCAGATATGAGGATGTCTGCACGGTTCCCCGCAAGCTGACCGTTGATTCCTATCGCCTTGAGACTAGGAGCGTGAGCTGGGTCAGCTAAGCCCACATCAAATAACACTGTGGAGTCTCTCTGCCCTGGTCTACTACGCATCTCTGAGAGTATCGGTAGGTCGTTTATTAGTCTCTTACAGAAGATAACGAACGCATCTGACCTGTCCTTACTGGCAGATATAACTAGGATCTTCAATTGAGGGTTATTCCACAGTAGCCATACAGCCCATGCAGAGCAGATCCAACTCTTACCAGCACCCCGATAGGCTTGTATTACAAACCTAGCAGGACAATCGGTCAGGGCATCTGCAATGTCATACTGGACATCTGTAGGATCAGGCAGCTTGAGATACTTCCAGATGTACCATAAGAAGTTCTTGAAGCTGCCTTTTAGTGCGGCTACTAGCTCATCATCATATTCGTCAAAGTTCATGATTTTAGACTATTGGACAGACTTGAGGACATCCTTTGAGGGGAATGGTAAGGTTACGGCGAGTTGTTTCACACGAGGAGCTTCATTACCTCCAGCTACCTCTACACCGTTATCTTTTAGTAACTTAATGGCAGCTGAGAGTAATGCTGGAGGGATAGGCTCACACCGATCTCTATATCCTTGGATCTCATCTTGGATACTGGTAAAGACTAACTCATGTAAAGAATCGGCAATGTCTTGACTAGCTTTTGCCATGTTTCTCTCCTACGTATTTAGTAGCGAATCTCTCGAATATGTCAGCACCCACGGTGGAGAGCGCGCACGCAGCTCCGACCTGGACACCAAACGATATGTCAGGCTGAAAGAATCCTAAGGCAGCAGCAGCTAACCCTAGACCGCCTGAGCATAGCGCCTTACCGATTAACATTCTCCAGCTAAGTTGCTCTTTACTAAGTAGTGCTTGCCCGATACCGATAGCTGCACCGG